AGTGGCGCGATAAATGAAAGCACTCAAAGTTTTTTTACAACTATGCTTAGTATCGGGTATTTGTTGTATAATCGCTTTTGGTGTGTGGTGTGTATATTTAGTGTGGCGGATAGTTGAGGGGATGAGATGACAAACAAAGGCGGTCAACCTGCAAAAGTTTTGACACCTGAGCAAGTTATCGAGGTGGGCGCATTAGCGGCTGTTTTATCTCAAGAGCAAATAGCGGATTATTTTGGTATTGCACGAAACACATTTATTGCTATATGCGAGCGTCAGCCAGAGGTACTTGAGCAGTATAAAAAGGGCAAGGCAAAAGCTATTGATGAGGTAGCAAAAGGTTTAATACTACAAGCAAAACAAGGAAACGCAGCGGCTGCTATGTTTTATCTAAAAACACAGGCAGGGTGGAGAGAAACAAGCGCACAAGAAGAAGAAAACAAAGAAGCTAAAAACAATCCTAAAAATACAATTACTATTAACGTAGTAGATGCGCGTAAAAATGCCAAGTCTTAATAGTCCACAATATGAATTTACACAATTGCCTAACAAGTTTAGGGCTTTTGTCGCAGGATTCGGAAGCGGTAAAACGTGGGTAGGATGCGCTAATTTATGCCTACATTTTTTAAACAATCCTAATGTGCCTGCTGGTTATTTTGCCCCTACTTACTCACAAATTAGAGATATTTTTTACCCTACAATCGAGGAAGTCGCAGAAGATTGGGGGTTAGAATGCGATGTGCAAGTGAGCCATAAAGAAGTGCATTTGTCGCTTAATGGTGAACGCATAGGGACTATTATTTGTCGCTCAATGGATAAACCTGCAACAATTATCGGTTTTAAAATTGGCCATGCGTTAGTCGATGAATTAGACACTATGCCGACAGATAAAGCGCGTCACGCTTGGCGGAAAATTATAGCGCGTATGAGATATAAAGCCGATGGATTGCGGAACGGCATTGACGTAACAACAACACCAGAAGGCTTTAAATTTGTACACGAACAATTTGTAAAACTGCCAAGCATCAAACATGAATTAAAAGAAAACTATGCAGTCATTCATGCGTCAACATACGACAATGAAGTTAATTTACCCGATGATTACATAAACTCATTAAGAGAATCTTACCCACCCGAATTGATTGATGCGTACCTAAACGGCCAGTTTTGTAATCTAACAAGCGGCACGATTTACACTAGCTACGATAGAAAGCGATGCAACAGCAACGAAACAATAAAAGAGCGTGAGCCGTTATTTATCGGTCAAGATTTTAACGTTGGCGAGATGGCATCGACAATCTATGTAAAACGCCTTAATGGTTGGCATGCAGTTGACCAATTAACAGGAATTTATGATACACCTGAGCTATGCAAAGTATTAAAAGAGCGTTATGCAGGACACAAGATAACAATTTATCCCGATGCAAGCGGTAACAGCCGTAAAACAGTCAATGCAAGCGAGAGCGATATATCACTGCTAAGACAAGCAGGTTTTGTGATTAAAGTACGAGACTCTAACCCGTTTGTTAAAGACCGCATTTTAGCAGTCAATGGCGCACTGGCTAACGGTAAAATGTGGGTTAATGCGTCAAAATGCCCCGATGTTGTAGCGTGTTTAGAGCAACAAGCGTATGATAAAAACGGAGAGCCTGACAAAAAGAGCGGCTTCGACCATCAAAACGATGCAACAGGTTATCCCATTGTTTATGAGATGCCAGTTAGACGGCCTAGCGCGAGCGGTATCAATATGAGTGGATTCTAAATGCTAACGATAGATAGTTCACTACGCCATGAATTGACAGTGTCAAGATTAGTCACAGGTATTGTACAGTCTCGCATCATGCCAGCGTATTTTGATTTATCGAAAGCGGTTAAAACAGCGTTAGCAGACTATGAACCCACAATGAACCGTAAAGACTTTGACGCTTTACGCCGTCAAGTCTCGCTTATGGTTGCTGAAAAAATGAATGCTATGTGGGAAGGCACAACAAATGACCTTTTCGACTTGGCAAAATATGAATCTAATCATGTAGTGGGTGAGTTATCAGGTGCAACGGCTGTTAGTGAGGCTGCTATCACAAAAGCGGTTAATACTCCGATGGTTTTGGCTGGTGCAGTGTCTCAAGTTGGTACATGGCGCGAATATATCGCAGGCGCAACAAATAGCACACAAGCGCGTATTATTGATAACACAATAAGAGCAGGTTACGAATCAGGCGCAACAGTGCAAGAGATGACTAAGCGGCTAATTGGCACTAAAACTAACAATTATCTTGATGGTTTAATCACTAACACAGGCGCACGAGAAGCAGAATCTTTAGTGCGTACAGGTGCTAATCACTATGCAAACAAGGCGCGTGATGTTGCGGCACAGGCAAATGCTGACTTGATACAAGGGCGAATCTTTTTAGCAACTTTCGATAATCGTACAACTTTAACGTGTAGGCATTTTGGGCAATTACAAAAGATTTATGCTTTAGATGACCCTGCTACACCTAAGCCGCCATTACATTTTAATTGTCGCAGTGTATTGACGTTAGTACCGATTGGTTTTGACCCATTTGCAGGGACTAAAGCAAGCGTGGGTGGTCAGGATGGCCAAGCCGCAGAGGATGCGTTTACTAAAAAATCTGATAAACTAGATACAAGACGCGCAAAAGCAGACGAACAACGCGCACAAGGCCAAGAACCTAAAGATGTGCCAAGCAAAGTCACATACTCAGGGCGTAAAGATTCTGCTATATTTAAAGCAGGTCAGATTGATGCTAAGACAAGTATGGACGCATGGATGCGCTCACAGCCAGACTGGTTTATTGAGTCGTCACTAGGCAAGACACGCGCGAAACTGTTTAAAGAAGGTGGCCTATCAATTGATAAGTTTACCGATATGAATGGACGGCCTTTGACGTTGAAAGAAATGAAACAGCTAGACTCTTACGATGCGGCTTTTAGGAAAGCGAAACTATGACAAAGCACACAGCGCACACAAACTATATCGCGGCACAAGATGAGCTATTGCTTATTCGTAAGTTTATCGAGGGCGAGGCAGCCGTTAAGCGTGAGGGCGTTAAGTTTTTGCCGCACCCTAATCAATTAGAATGTAATACACCTGAGCAAATTAGACGTTATGAAGCGTACAAGATGGGGGCAGAAGTAGAGGATTTCCCTTGCCGCACATTAAACGACTTGCTAGGCGCAATGAACCGCCACCCTGCAAAAGTTAATTTACCTGATGGATTAAGCTATTTAATTGATGATAGCGATGGTGATTGGCTTAGTTTACAAGCATCAATTGAGATTACAGCAAGCAATTGTCTGCAAGTCGGCTATCATATTTTACTTGCTGAGTATGACCAATTACCGAGCGGACTTGATGTCGAATTATCGATTGCAGACAAAGCCGCACTAAACCAACGAGCAAGCATTAAACACTACACACGAGAGTCATTAAAAGATTGGGCGTTTGGCAAAGTAAACGGACGACTAACTTTTACCTATATGCGCTTAGAGTCTGACGAAATACGCAAGGACGAAAACGGTACAAATGTTAATGTTACTGTGTGCTTAGAATTAGGCATTGATGAATTGGGCTACTGGCAAGAATTGGAAGTCTATAACGGTCAAGCATCAATCCAAAAAGAGGAAAGAATCTATCCGCAAGCGATGGGTAAAAACCTAACTTATATACCTGTTGAAGTTGTACAGACAGAACGCAAACTAGCAGGTAAATTACAAATTGAGGGCGGTTATCTTGCGCCATTGTGCCACAAAGCTCATGCGCGTTATCAAGTGAGTGCTGACTTAAAAGAGCGTTTACGCATCTTGCAAGATACAAGTTACTCAAGCGGATGGGACGAAAGCAAAAAAGAAGAGTTTGATACGATTAACGGGCGTAAATACTTTGCGTTTGGTGCAGGTGTGCATAACTTTTTACCAGATGGCGTAAGCATGGATATTTTGAAACTCACTGCCGATGGTGATGCCCTATTCCGTTATATGGATGAAAATGCTAAACAGATTCGCGCCATTGGTGGACGTTTTGACACACAAGACAAGAGCCAAGAAACGCTAGGCGAAGTAGAGATTAAAGATGCTAACGAAAAAAGCGTTTTAACAATGCTAACTAACAACATCGAGCGAGCATATAAAAACATCATTGCATATTGCGGAGAGTTTGAAGGTTTAGCATTGATGCCGTCAGATGTTGATTTAGTGTTGAATCGTGAGTTTACATCTACGAAACTAACGCCCGATGAAGTGCGGGCAATTCGTGAGTTAGTTATGGACAGGCTAATGACTCCTAAAATGGCTATTGAAAAGCTCATAGCAGGGGGGTATCTTAGCGGAGAGGCTGAGGAAATTATCGGCATGATAGAGAGTATGACTTTGCCTGTGGCACAGATTGGCGTACAATAACACACAAATCAAAGGTTTTGATTATGATAGAAGTTCAAAGTTTAGACGATGTACCCGAAAAGTTTAGAGCGGATTATGTTGAAGTCGAAAAAGACGGCAATAAAATCTATCAGCATAAAGATTTTGTTACAGTTATCGGAGCAATGAAGCGCAAAGGCGAAGAACGGGACACTTTAGCCAATGAGTTAAAGGGTTATAAGTCGAAAGAAGCCGAACGTGCAGCTGAAGCCGAACGAAAAGCACTAGAAAAGTTAAAGGCCGAAGGTAAAATTGATGAAATTTTAGCAGACAGCGAAAAGCGACACGGTGAAACGATTAAACAGTACGAAGAGCGAATCGCTAAACGTGATGCGGTAGTAATTAAAAAGGCGCGTGATGCTGTTGTTAGTGAGTTAAGCACATTAGCAACCGAAGTCGGCGCAAAAGCGTTTAAAAAATTGATTAGTGAACGGGTTGATTATGACCCTGAAACAGACAAATATAGTTTTAAAGACGAAGAAGGCGGTGCTACTTCGTTAGATTTGGCAGGGTTTAAAGCAGACGTACTCAAGTCTCCGACTTATGCCGCAATGCTAAAAGCTACCGTTTCAAGCGGTGGCCATGGCAAAAATGTTTTAAATGGTGGCGGTGCTGCTAAAACGATTACACGCGCACAATTTGACGCGATGAATCCAAACCAAAGAGCCGAACATTTTAAAAATGGCGGCACAATCACTAGCTAAGAGGTTTTATTATGTCTAATACATTAACAGGCTTAATCCCTGATTTATACGCGGCTCTTGATGTTGTTTCTCGTGAGTTAATCGGCTTTATTCCTGCCGTTACTACAGACGCTCAAGTTAATCGTGCAGCCGTTGGCCAAAACGTAACAGTAGCCGTTGCCCCTGATTCTAACAGCATGGTTGATACTACTCCTGCTATGTCCGTACCAAGCGCAGCCGACCAAACTATTGGTAAGGTTAGCGTACAGATTACAAAATCTAAAGCCGTTCCATTTTCTTGGGAAGGCAACGAGCAGGTTGGTTTAAATAACAATGGCGCAGGCTATTTAACCATTCGTGCTAACCAAATCGCACAAGCCATGCGTACTCTAGCCAATGCTGTTGAGTTAGACTTGGCTGCATTGTACGCAACCACTAGCCGAGCAGCAGGTACAGTGGGTACAGTGCCATTTATCACTAATACCGCCGCATTAAGTGCAGCGCGTAAAATCTTGGTTGACAATGGCGCACCAACATCCGACTTGCAATTAGTTATTGATACAAACGCAGGTGCTAACTTGCATACTTTGTACAATATCAACTCTTCGCGTGATTCCGCTGCTCAATCCCTTGCACAGCAAGGCGTATTAGCCATGCCTAGCGGCGTGTCGATTCGTGAATCTGCACAGATTTACAATCCGACAAGCGGCACAATGGCAAATGCGACAAGCACAGCCGCAGCGTTTACCGTTGGTCAGACTGTTATCCCATTAGCTACAGCAGGCACAGGCGTAGTAGCAGCTGGTGATGTTATTACATTTGCTAATGATACTAACCAGTATGTTGTTGCCTCTGTTAGTTTTGCAGGTGCAAACCCTGCAAGCGGTGATACAATTACTTTAGCCGCGCCCGGTTTGCGTAAAGCTCAAGGTGCTGCAACTCGTGCTATTACTGTGTTAGCTACTTCGCCTCGCAACATGGCATTTAGTCGTAGCGCGATTGTGTTAGCTACTCGTATGCCTGAGCGTCCACAAGAAGGCGATATGGCTATTGACGTAATGACCATTCAAGATCCTCGCAGTGGCTTGGCGTTTGAGGTTGCAATGTATCCAGGCTACCGCAAAGTTCGTTATGAGATTGCGTTAGCATGGGGTGTTAAAAACATCAAACCTGAGCATACTGCAACATTGCTTGGTTAATCTGATAAAGGGGCTTAACCGCCCCTTTTTTACATTGTGATTGTTTTGGATTGATATAAAACATGACAGTAACAATTGGCTATACAACAGACGATGATTTTATTGCATTTGCTTTAGCGCGTGGCGTAACTGTTACCGCACCTAATGCCGCCATTGCATTGACTAAAGCAATGGATTACATGGAAACCAAGCAATACAAAGGCTATAAAACAGATGATAAGCAAGTGCTAGACTGGCCACGTCAATACGTCTATGTTGATAATGTGCTGTTAGATAGTGCCACAGTACCGAGCGGTATTGTTAAAGCACAGCACGTTATCGCGTTATCTATTGCCAACGGTTACGACCCACTGGCTACAATAGAGAGAGCCGTAAAACGTGAGAAAGTGGACGTATTAGAAGTCGAGTATCAACCAAACGCATCATCTAGTCCTATTCTACGCTCAATTAACGCTGCCTTATCTGATTATGTAGCAAGTGCAACAAGTGTTATGAGGTCATTGTAATGGCTATCAATTACGCTAACTTAGCGGCATTAGCAGAGCGATTGATACGCGAAAATGGCCGTGATGCTTTGTTGATTACTGAGACTAATACAGGGACAGACTATCAGCCCACAATTAGCCAAACTAGCGAAACAATTAAACTTGTGCAGACTCAATTTAGCACACAAGACAACAACGATTTTGTACTACAGGCGCATGATGTTAAATTGCTAGTGTCTAGCGCGTTTACGATTAGTGCTAAACAACGAATCGAGACAAACAGCTTACAATATAGTATTGTTGCAGTCAAAGAGATTAAACCAAGCGACACAAGCATTTTATACATTGTTCAAGGGCGGTTATAATGTCGTTTAATGATGATATTAAAAAACTGGCGCGTAAATTGGCTATTACCGAAGCTAAAGCCGTAGCCACGTTTTGTATTAACATTAGCAGACGTGTTGATAATATGAGTCCTGTTGATACGGGATTATTTAGAGCTAATTGGCAAGCATCATTAGACCAGCCATACACAGGCGCAACAAAGGCAGCAAACAGGCAAGGTAGCATTGACCATGTTATTCCGTTTGCTAAAGCGGCCAATGGCCATGTGTTTTATTTAACAAACAAAGTGCCGTATGCACAAGCCTTAGAGTATGGCCACAGTCAACAAGCACCTAGCGGCATGGTTAGAGTTAGCGCAAGGTTAGCATTGCAAGAGTTAGAAAATGCAGTCAGGAGTGTACAATGAGTCAAGCACAAATTGAGTTGGCACTCTTTGATAAATTAGAGACAATCAAAGCATCATTGCCTACAATTTACTATCCTAACAGCCTAAACAATGGCAAGCCGAATCCACCTACAGGCGAGCATATTAGAGTTAGCATTTTGAATGCAGGAACAAACGCGCTAGGTATTGCAACAACAGACCAAACGCTAGGTATTATGCAATGTTTGGTATTGGTAAAAGACGGAAAAGGCACAGTTAGAGCCGCACAGATTGCAGATTTAATTTTGAGCGCATTTGCACGAAATACGTTATTATCTAACAATGTTAGAATAGACAAGACAGGCAGTGTAGGCGTTGGTTTTACTCAAGACGGATGGTATATGTTGCCTGTGTCCATCCCATATCAGCAGATTAAATAGAGGTTACTTATATGACAAATTCGATTGTACAAACTAGCGCAGGTACTACTATCGCCATTAGTGCGGTATTACCTGCAACCGATGATGCGGCAGGTTATGCAGCTTTAACATGGGCAGCTATTGGCGAGGGAACAGATTTAGGCGAGTTTGGCCGCGAATATGCA